ACCGGGCTGATCAAAGCGAACTTCCCGGCGCGCATCTCGTTCCGCGTGGCGAGCAAGGTGGATTCGCGGACGATTCTGGACGCGAACGGCTCAGAATCTCTGCTGGGCCGCGGCGACATGCTCTACCTGCCGGCAGGGTCATCGCGGCTGCACCGCATTCACGGACCGCTGGTAACCGAAGATGAAATCGTCTCACTCTGCGATTTCTGGCGATCGCAGGCCAAGGCCATCTACAACCAGAAGCTCCTGGAAGCTCCGAAGGAAGAAACGAGCGCTGAGGCCGCCGGTGAGGGAGGCGAGGATGAGGTGGATGACGAACTTTATCAGGAGGCCGTGCGCGTGGTCTGCGAGATGGGACGCGCTTCGACTTCGACTCTGCAACGGCGGCTGCGCATCGGTTATGGCCGGGCGGCGCGGCTGATCGACATCATGGAGAAAGATGGCATCGTCGGAGCCGCCGACGGTACCAAGCCTCGCGAAGTGCTGAAGAAGAAAGACTGGATGCGGGAGTTCGACGCGTCGCTGAAGTAAATCCTCACCCAAAAAGTCGCATCGCGGTTGCGAGACGAGTGGATTCGGTCTCGACATCGCAACTCTGCGCCGCTACAATTTTTGGATTCCTCCGGTGCCGGGGTAGCTCACCGGTAGAGCGCGGCCCTGAAAAGGCCGGCGTAGGCAGTTCAACTCTGCCCCCCGGCACATTCCCAACGTCCGTTCTGCACCCAGCGTATCGCTGCCCAGCAAATTCCAACTTCCGGAGGCTACGTAGATTCCGCCCTCCGGGTCCATCTCGATCTTCTCGACGTGCTTGGTAAGGTAGGCACGCGCCGTTATAGGGTCATTGTTCAAGCACTGGCGCAGGTCATGCGTTCGTTTCGCGACGTTCTGTTTCAGCGCAGCGATCCTCGACCGTACGGATTCGGGTTTCGAAGAGAGCAGGCGGTCGGAGATATCCGAAATCTCTTGCTCGCGTTTCGTGATTTCGGCCATAACCGCCGGCGAATGGAATCCGGTTGCGAGCCCGGCGGTGAGCCTCCTGATCTCCGATTGCAACTCTACTTTCCGCTTTTTCATGCGGTCCATTTCTCCGCTGATGCCGTCGATTTCCCTGACGAGCTGCTTTTCGAACTGGTCCAATACGTAGTCGATGACCTCCTCGCGAAGAACTTTGGACTGAAGACCCTGGAGAAGTTCGCGCTCGAGAACGTCACGGCGCACCCTCACGCGATTTGAACACACGGAATCGCCGCGGTGAAAGTTCATGGGGCAACCGTAGGTTTGCGACTGATGGTTCCGACCACGACCCGAAACGATCTGCAGGTTGGCACCGCAGACCTTGCATCTGAGGAGTCCCGAAAACAGATACGGCACGTTCATCGCCGAGGATCGGAGCAACCCCGCACGCTTGCCGGCCGCTTCATAGACGCGCTTCACAAGCTCCTGGCGCACCTGCACGGCATTCCAGAGCTCGTCCGCGATGATGCGTTGCTCGGGAACGTCTTGCATTACCCATTCCTTCTGCGCGCGTGCCCGAGCAAGCTTTCGGCCGCTCTCAGTATCCCGAACCTTTTTGGTTTTATTCCAAATTACTAGCCCACGGTATCGGTCATTGTGGAGGATCACCCGCAACGACGAAGGGCACCAGGAGCGGGAAATTCTTCCAGCTTGCGGCTGTGGTGAGGCCACGCCTTCAGAGTTGAGCAGCTTCGTGATCCGCTTCAGGCTAGATCCGCCGGCATAGAGTTCAAATATCCGGCGAACTACAGCGGCCTGGGCTTCGTTCACTTCGAGCCGTACACCGAGAATCACTGGGCGCCCATGCTCATCGGTGCGCGTCGAATCCTCGATCGGAACATTCCGATATCCGAAGCAACGTCCTCCTGTGTGATTGCCCCGCAAGAACGCGCCCTCCATGCCGCGGCGCGTTTTCGTGGCCAGCTCTTTCACGTAAACGCTATCGACGATGCCATGAACCTGCATCAACACACCGGCTTGCTCATTCTGGGAGTCGATTCCCTGGCTGATCGCGACTAGGCGCACGCCGGCAAAGGTCAACTTCTCGTAGATAGTGAGCGTGTCCTTGGCATTTCGGGAAAGACGGCTTGTGTCATCTACGAGCAGAACATCAAAGGGGCAGGGTCGCTGCTTCAGCGCAGCAAGAAGTCGCTGAAGGCCCGGGCGGTCATCGGTCGTCCCAGAGATTGCTTCATCGGAGTAGATGTGCTCCTCGAGTACACGCCATCTCTCGTGTCCGGCAAACTCTTTGCATTTTCGAATCTGATCATCAATTGAGAGTGGGTTCTGCCTATCACTGCTGACGCGGCTGTAAGCGGCGCAGCGGAGTTGGCTCATTCGGCTACCTCGGCTGTGGCCGGAAGGATCTGCCGGCAGGATTGTGCTACGGGCTTCACATCTGGTGCAACGTGATTCTCTTGCTGAAGTTCTGTAAGCGCTTCCCGGACCAAAATCGGGACGAGACACTTGTCGATAAATTCCTTCAACTCCGGCTCGATCGCCGGACCCGGCATGGTCGCGAGTTTTGAAGTCTTCGCCATTACTCCAATCGTTCCGGAATCAGTACATTCCCGAACACCAACGGCGCCTTTTCTGCCCTCACGTTTTCAGCCATTTACAGCCACGCCAGAAGAGGGGTTTTCCGAACACCGCTTGCGAGCCAAGGTTTTCACTCCAACATTGGAGTGTTTGGCGTCTGCTCGAGAACGACGCTCTGGAGTCTCGCGGCCTGAGGCCCCTTTGCGACCGAGGTTCGACAAGAATTCGTATGTTTCGGCGGTCACCAAAAGCCGCCCCCACTTACGCGGTCCGGATTTGCGTTTCGCACTCATCGTGCCGCAGCGAGCTCCGAAAACCGGATCACGGGGATCTTTTGCTCGGCCTCCGCCTCTTTAAGTTGGCGCGCTTGGTCCTGAAGCAGTTTTACTCTGGCCTCGCACTCCTGGGGCGTTTGTTGGGGGTAAGGCTTTTCTTCTTTTTTTTGTGCTGCTGCTTTTTCTTTATTCTTAAAAGAAGGGTAGCTAACTACGCGCCGCGGAGCGGGTATCGTTAATTCAGATTCGTCTACTTCCTTTCGAGAACTACTTCGACTACTTGGGTCCGTTCGGCTGGACTGGTGTAGTCCGTTCGACTGGACTGGTGGGTGTCCGCTGGACTGGACTCCTACCGAGTCCGTTGGACTGGACTCGATGCTTCTCATTTTCTGTGCGCGCAGGATGTCCCTCATGTCTGGAAATCCACCCTCTTCCTCTACTCCAACGTTGGAGTGGACCTTCAAACGGGTGCGAAAATCGTAATAGGCGTGCTTCCAACGTCTTCCTGTGTAGTCGGCTTCGACCATGAAAGTGCGGAACTGTTCAATGATCTGCTCGTCGGAAAACCCCAGATTGCGCAATCCCGTCATCTGCCTAGGCCAAAACTTCACACGTCCGCCGCTGATCTGGTAGAGGTGGCAGCCGAGGCGGTCGCCCTGCCCCTCCCAGGGAAACGAGGCTTTCTCAACGCAGCGGCCGGGATTGTGCTCTGCCCATTCATCGTGATCGATCGTCTTGTACGTGTTTGGCTTTCCGCGTTCAATTCGATCAATTATGAAAAAACCAAGTTCCGCGAGTTCTCTCAAAGTAGAGAGAGCCGTCTTGCGGTTCACGCCAAAGTATTCGGCTACGTGCTCTGCGGACGCGGAAAAGACGCCGGATGTTGTCGATAGTCGGCGCCCCCAGCTATAAAGGGGGCAGGCGAGGCGGGACTTCAATTGCTGAAGGTGCCATTCGACGCTACAGAAGAATCGGCCCTCAGGAATGGCGGCAGGATCACGCTTGCCGCTTGGCATCACATCCGCCTTCCGGCAAACAACGGCATCATGGCCCGGTCGCGAACTTCGCGCGCGCGACGAGCGTAATCGTTCAGGTGTGCTGGCTTGATGTCGCCCCGGGAGGTGACATCCTCGCTCACTCCAATGTTGGAGTTGTGAGATTCCGAGGAAATGAGCACGAACCGGAATAAGCCGTCGCCTAAGTTCTCGGTGCGGATGTTGTGGCCGGCACGTCGCAATTCCCAGAGGCGGGCACCATAGCGGAAGCAAATTTCGTTCAGCTCGATGTTTGTAGCGCCTTCCGTGCCGCGTTCTTGGAGCAATTCGAGAATTCGCCCACGTTGACCGGACTCGCGGACCTGGCTGTGTCTGGCGTCGGCAGTCACGCGGCCACCTCCAGATCGTCATCGCCGCATTCCACCAAGTGCAACAGTTCGCTCTTGTGGACCGGAAGGTTATGGCGAATCCTGTGGAGGAACAGCCGTAGGGCCGCACTGAGAAGGGCGCGGCGATCATGAGGGGAAAGGCCCGAATCCGGAATCTTGATTTCGACGGGTAAAGCTTGAACTTCCCGGTGTACTTCTGCTAACGTCTGCATTGGTTAGTCTCATCAGCGAGCCGACTTTGAACAGCCAGGATTTGCCTCCTGGCTGTTCGTGTTTTAGAGCCGAAAGCTTTAGCGCCAGGTGTTCCACATACAGGCGACGCTGGCGCACATCTGTGAAGCGTTGTTGACACTACTGGGTAAGCCGAGAAGGGATCAAAGGGAGAATTCTGGAGGGGTAGTTTTCTACGCAAAATAGTGCGTAGAAAACAGTTTTCTACGCAGAGGCACCGGTGGCGTGCCGCCTTGGCAGGCCCAGATATTTCACTCCTAGTCGCATTCGCTCGGCAGCGGCCCGCGAGTCATCGGCGAAGCCTTTGGGGTCGAGTTGCTGGGCGATCTGGGTCCAACGTAATCCTTGCTCGCGAAGTTTCCTCGCCGATTCGAAGAGTTGAGTCTTTTGCGGAGGCCGTCCGCCAGCATGTGGAGCGCCTGGGCGTCTGCTTCGCACTTGAGCCGCACGAGGACCCTTGTCTGATCTGCTGCTCTTCTTTACGTCTGTCCCGTCCGTCGTCCATGAGCATTTGGAACAAACCTTGCAGCGGAAGACCCAATAAACTCCTCGCCCGCGGCTTTCGCGCGAACTCAACGAGACCGTAGCACCGCCACACCACGCACACGAGGGATAAGCGAACGGTGGACGGGTCTTTCGCGTATGAGGCAGAGACACTTCTTTCCCGGCGCTGTCAAACCAATGAGGTCCAAAGTGCTCTCCGCAATTTGAATTGTTGCAGTACATACGCTGGAGCATGCCAAGTTCCTGACGGTTTTGTGGTGCTCCATGCTTAAGCAATGGGCGTCTGCATTCGGCACACAGTGGCCGTTCGAACGGTAGTTTCAACCTCGCGGGAAGCGATATGGGATGGCCATCCAACGTGAAAGAAATTGGCTCATCGTATCGCGAGCATCCGTCCGTTCTGCAGGCAAGCTGGCATACATCCTGCTCGGCTCGCCTCGAATAAAAACATTTTCGCTGTACCAACTCAAGACCGCACTCTTGGCATTTCGGGCGGGGACCAGACCACGGCAAATCCTTCATCGGAGCCGCACGTCGAACGTGCCCCCTGCTTTTCCTCGTGACAGACCTAAAAATGTTCCACCTCTGAGCCTGCTCTGGCGACAAGGGTTGATTGTCAGTCTCGAGCTTCAATAGCTCATCGATGGTGAGGCCTAGAGCCTGGGCCACAGGGTTAGGAGCTAAGCGCATCCGCTGACGGTAATTGCGGATTTCATTTCCGAGGGTGGCTTCTTCCACTTCCATGTCGTGGAGTCTCGCAAATTTCCATTGACGGGTCAAGAACAATGTGCTACATGATGTTGTGCGATGCCGGATACCTACTCAACAGAGGAAGCCGCCAAGAGGGTCGGCGTTCATCGGCTGACCTTGCAGCGGTGGCTTTCGGAGGGGAAGGTCCGGGCCTCGCAATCAGTCCCGCTCAAGGGTCGTACACTTTGGCGCTGGACTGATGCGGATCTGAAAAAGGTGCGCCGCTTCAAGGCGACGCAAAAGCCCGGAAGGAAACCGAAGTCTAAGCAGTAGAAAAAAGCGCCCAGACGCGGAGTGCGACCTCCTCGCCCGGGCTAAAAACCAAAGGAGGGTTATCTCCCATGGCCTCTGCATCAAATCTACATTCGCAGTCCGCGCGTCCGCAAGTAGTTCCACAGGGAATGCCTCACTCATTGCCGTACGAAGGTCCGCAGGTAATCGTTACACGTCCGCAAGTAGTCCCCGCACCTGAAGTCATTTCTCAAACCGAACTCGCGATGTTCATTTCGCTCCGTGGTCGGCTCGATCAGCTTGAGAACCAGGTAAGGCAGGCCGAACAGTCGATCCGCGAGCGTATTGAGCAGGGCGCACTCGTCGAAGAAGGCGATCATAGCGCCACACTCGAAGAGCACTTCCGTAGAAACGTCTCGTGGAAAGAAGTCGCCATTCGGCTGGCTGAGCGGCTGAAGATGGACGGCGCCATGTACTGCGCGCGCGTCCTCGCAGCCACGAAACCAACGCGCAGCGTTTCCATCACGTTCAGCTAACTCCGAAACGCGCGGGCGTCCGTTCTCCGTTCGCGCGTCCGCCACATGGCATTCGTGCGCGGCGGAGTGGCGCTGACGATGGAAACCGCCGGCCAGGGTAACGGAGGGAACGATGTCGAAACGATGGGATCAGCTTCAATCTCGGCTGACGCGGGCGCAGCGGGCTGGAGTGGCAACGGCAGCAATCGCTCCTGCCACGGTTGCCGGGATCGCTTTGATTCGCTGTGGCTGTTCATCGGCTGCGTGGATCATCGAGCTCGCTGCAGCCGCTCTCTTCTTAGTGTGGACGATGCGAGGTCCAGCATGAACAGCGGATTGCCAAGAAGCCGTGAGCAAGCCCGCAAGGAGGGATGGAGGTACGTCTGCCATTCGGTTGATTTAGGCCCGGACTCTTCGCCCGATGGTGTGCTGTTCTTAGCGAAGGACCGGCGGCGGATAGCAATCCCATTCACAACAATCGAGCAGCACATTTACCGGTTCGAAGAGGCGGAGCTGGTGTCGCCTGACGCCATTGCCAATGGCATTTCGAAGAGTCGCGCCAAACGGAAGTGGTTTCGGAAGTCCGAAAAGCTGATGCAGTTGGGAACTCCCTTGGCGAGTTAGTCTAATGTTGGACTAACAAAACCCACGCCAAATGGCACTTTTTGAGTATTTGGAGGAAACGCTTATGCCCGACCGCGATGATGAAACGAAGAAACCGGCCGTCGAGAGGGTTGCCGCTCTTGTGCCATGTACTCCCTCGAGTATTTCTGATTCGCTGAAGCGCTGGACGATGGCGCGCTGGGAGCGCGAAACATTCGAACGAACGGCACAAGCCGCATCGAGCGAGCCGTCCCGGTGGAGCATCATGGAGTTGATTCAGGATTTTTTTATCTACGGGAAGCAGCGCGACTACAGTGAGAGTACGTTAAGGTCCTACCGTTTCGCGCTCATCGACTGGTTCGACTTCTTCCGAGGCCCAGACCTGCGCACGATTAAAGCGCCAGATCTCAGGGAATGGCTTCACTGGTTGCTGTCACGTGGCGCGTCGCGCGAAACGATAAACCTTCGCCTGTACGCATTGCGTGCTTTCCTGGACCGAGCCGTGGATCACGGCCTAATTCCATTCAACCCCGCCCGGCAAATGAAGATGCGGCGGTTGCATCGGCCTCTGCCTGAAGTTCTTACTGAGGATCAGGTGAACCGACTTATCGGTGCGGCTCGAACGCTGCATGACCGTGCCCTTCTAGAAACTCTCTACGTAACTGGATGCCGCAGGAGCGAAGTGGCCGGTATGCGGGTCGAAAACATTAACTGGAGTGAGCGTTGCGTGCGCGTTCTCGGAAAGGGACAAAAGGAGCGTCTTGTGCCTCTCGTACCGCGGGCCATCAAGTATTTGCGCACCTATTTGAAGAACCGCAGTACCGGGCCGGTCTTTACGACACCAATCCAGACCCAGCAGGTACGGAGCCAGTGGGGTGGAGTATCACTGCAAGATGGAAAAACTTGGTACGTCTATTGGTGGGAAGGATCAGGCAAAGCACACAAACACCGCGGCAAGCGCATTGGGACTCTTAGTGAATTCCCGACTGTAGAACTGGCGCGGAAGAAGGCGAAGGAACTTCTCGCCGACCAAGAGGGGGTTCTCGGTCCTCGCGCATTTACCTACCGCCGACATTTGCCGGTCCGCGCGATTACTGTCGATGAGATCGGGAGAATCGTTGCACGGCTGGCCAAGAAAGCCGGGCTGCGGCATGTTCACCCGCACATGCTGCGTCACAGTTTTGCTACACATCTGCTAGAGGGCGGCGCCGATCTGCGTACCATTCAAGAATTGCTCGGGCATGTGTCGATCTCGACGACCCAGATTTACACCCACGTTAGTTTTGCCCACATGCGAAAGACGATGGAGACCTGTCACCCACGATGGGCAAAGGAGCAGCCAAATGAAAAGAAATGAAGCGCCAGCAGCGCCGCCAGACCAACCCGCGATTGAGATCTTAGCTCCGAGCGACGTAGAGAGGCTCCGCGATCACCGAGGAATGAAGCTGATTGACAACTTGGTCCAGAAGAAAGTTGCCGAGGTCCTCGCCGCCCGGGATCAATTCGTCTTTGAGCCATTCTTTCGTAGCCGGCAGGAAGCTTATGAGATTCGTCGCCTGCAAACCGTGCCGGAGAGAAGGGTTTGGGCCGTGCGCTTTGAGCGTCACGGATGCCTATTGTGTAAGACCAGGGAACGCCCGCACGGTGCCATCGGATTCTGCGCGCCCTGCTACGCGAAAGTCGGTCAAGAACTGAAGGCGATCGTTTCTGAGTTGATGAAAGCACATGAAGGGAAGTGAACCTATGCGCGCTGTCATTTACGCCAGAGTAAGTACAGCTAACAACGGTCAGGACCCGCGCCTCCAGACGCGTGAGCTCCAGGAGTTTATCCCACGCCGCGGGTGGACTCTGACTGAGGAATACGTGGACGTCGGCATCTCCGGCGCGAAAGAGAAGCGACCGCAACTCGATAGGCTTATGGCCGATGCTCACAAGCGCAAGTTCGACGTGGTGGTGGTGTGGAAGTTCGACAGGTTTGCGCGATCGGTGTCTCACCTGCTACGGGCCTTGGAGACGTTTCAGGCCCTAGGGATTGAATTTGTGAGCCTCACCGAGGGCGTGGATACCAGCACTCCTGCGGGAAGGATGGTGTTCACGGTTCTGGGCGCCGTGGCGGAGCTCGAACGGAGTCTGATCGTGGAACGTGTGAAGGCTGGCCTGCGGAATGCGCGCGCGAAGGGGAAACGGCTTGGTCGGCCGGCGAAGGTTCTGGACGTTTCCACGGTCGCCACGCTCCGCGGGCAAGGAGCAAGCTGGCGTGCCATCTCTACTCAGCTAGGGGTTGGGCTTGCCACTCTGCATCGTGCTGCCGGAGGGGGTTCCAAAACTCTGGAAAGGGATTTAGGAACGCAGCGACGACGGACCGAGTGCCGAGTATGATAGCTGGATGAAAAAATCAGAATTATTGCGGGCGTTGCAGACTGAGATTCGCCGCCACTCCTTCGATACGTTCGTGGAGAACCCACCCAGCGTCGCCCAGGGCGGCAACGGTGTTGTCGTTCCGGGCTGTCCTGCCTGCCAGAAACGCATCCACACCATGGCGAAGTTCATGGATCACCTCGCCGATGACGTGCTCCCGAGCCTATTGGACAAGCTTTCCGTGCGCTCCGATAATAAAGTGAATGCTGCCGCGCATCCAACCGATCAACCCGGCGCGGATAGCGCAACCGTTCGATAATCTTGATTGGATTTTCGAGCTGAAGCATGATGGCTTGATTGGATTTTCGAGCTGAAGCATGATGGCTTTCGGGCCCTGGCCTACATCGAAGACGGCAACTGCCGCCTGATCAGCCGCAAGCAGATCATTTACAAGTCTTTCCGTGCGCTCACAGCAGCCCTGGCAGACTTGCCGGTCAAAAACGCGATCCTCGACGGTGAGCTGGTTTGCCTCAGTGCCGACGGCCGCAGCCAATTCCTGGACCTGATGCGCCGCCGGCGCCAGGATGCAGCGTTCTACGCCTTCGATTTGCTGTGACTCGACGGCGAAGATCTCCGCGGATTGCCACTGACCGAACGGAAGCTCAGACTACGGCGCCTGATTCGCGCCAGCCGAAACGAACGTCTGCTTTATGCCGACGACATCGAGAGCCGAGGCGTGGATTTCTTCCGCGCAATCTGCGACCGTGATTGCGAGGGCATCGTCGCCAAGCACAAGGTGGCGCCGTACACGAATAAGCCGCAGAGTTGGTTCAAGGTTTTAAATCCCGATTACACACAGAAGCGCGGGCGGCGGGAGATGTTTGACAAGTTCAGGGAGCACGGCAAGCACACCGAAGCAAGGGTAGCGCCGGAACCGCCAGCTTAGCGCGCGTCACTTCTTCGGACTGACCGAGAGTCATGCGTTTGCGCCCTGCGGAAGCAAGACTCTCGAACGAACTGGCAGGTGAGCGCCTAACGATACGGGCCAGCTACGGACTTCTTAGGGTTTTGAACTCCTCTTCTTTTGATGAGAGCTTGGTTGGGCCTTGACGGATTCTGACGACTTTTCAGAGCTGGTAGCAGCCGGCTGTCCTTGAACCTTAGGAAAAGTATTTCGAAGGGTCATAATCGAAACGTATGTGAAATTCTTCGATTCGATAGCTTCCATGTTCGTTCACTCCTCTTTTAGTCTACCGAAATTTTAGCCAAGGGTCGTTGGTTACTTTATCGGCCTTGATCAATTGTGAAATCACCCATCCACCTGCAGTGGTCTCCAAAAGACCTCCGACATGAACTTTCTCAGCCGCTCCTGGCGCTGCCGGAACCATCTTTTGAAATTCAGCGAGGTAGTAATTCTCATAGGCACCAATCCTCGCGCTCAGTTCATCGTCAGGTCTCGTAACAGTCAAGCCCAGGTCTGTCTCGACTTCATTGCGCGAGATCAAAAATGAATGTGAAAAATACAGACCCGACAAAATGTCCACGATCTTCTTAACCTTTTCCTCTGGCGGCGGAGTCTTTCGCCTTTTAAGTACCTTTTCCGTGATCAGGCGTGACAGGTTATAACTTTGCTCAAGCGCACCGAGTGCTAATGGATTAATGTACTTGAACAGTTCTGAGATAATCAGCGCCAAGTTCTGCTGAGGGTACGATTCGCCCAACTGCTCGCGAACGAACTGAATGCAGTGTTTCAGGTCTTGAACCGATGTTGGTATGGGTTCTTTTGTCTTCGGGTCCAACGGTAGCAGTTGGTGCTGTCTCGTGGGATCGACCGAACCAAGCGTAGCGAATGGGCCCATCACTAGATGGTCGGCTCCTATCGCTATGTGACAGCCCGCGCTGAGCGCAATTCTCGATACGATAACGCCGAGTTCATCTGTAAATTCCCTCAAAAGGCTGATGATTCGCCAAGGGACTTCGGTTACCCCACCCGTTGTTCTGAGAAGTAAATCCAGCTTCGGGACCTTGCCCATCTGCGCCAGAACATTCTCGAACGTAGGAATGACCGGAAAAGCCAAGGCCGCCGGAAAAGGTGGAGCTTCGTTATAAACGAGGCAAATGACTCGTGTTCCTCGCTTCTGTTCGATCGCGGTAATAAGAGGTACAGCGCTAGCGATGCCGAGTTGCGCAATGATCGTTTGGGGCGTGACGTTGATTGGTGGCATTGCTCGGCGTTCGCGGGCGGCTATGATAGCACCAATGAACCTCCGTTACGCACTCGGAGGCGCTCGATGTAGCTGAGCACACCGCATCAAACCAAAACGACCCTTTTTACGGGCCGGAGCCGAGAGGTTCCGGTCTTTTTCTGAGCGCTCGACTCGAAGACTACGCGCAGCGCGCCTCCGAATCTATAGGTTTTGGCCAGCGAGTTTGATTGTTCCGAAAACCCTTTCGCGCCAGATCCCACAAGTGATTGAATCCACGTGACCGCAATGTGAGGTTCTTGGTGTTCCGGAATCAAATGATTTTGGCAGTAGCTCGACAGGCGAGTTGGACCCGATTCTTTATGCGGGACGCATTAAGAGAGCCTTCCAGTCTCTAGGGGAATTGACGATAAACTCCCTTGCGGTCGCCTTGCCGTTTGCGCATGCCACTATTAAACGGAAACGATATTCCCCTGGAGGTAAGTACGCTTGCGTGGCCTGGGTTGGAGCTGACAGAGCGATTGGAATTCCAGCCCATGCGCCCTCGCGTGAAGGCTGTCCATCAGGAAGAATAGTAAATGCCACATCCAAGCGGCGACGTTCAAGTCCGATGTCCACATGAACTGCCACATTGGAGTGCATCGTATAATCTGTGTCAGCCCAGTGCAGCGAGTATTCTCTCTCGCCAATGGTTACGCCTAGAGGTTCGGAAATCACCCTTAACACAGCTGCGCATTCAACAGCCGGAGTTCGACGCTTGTTGCGAACGTGAACGGTCGCGACTTTCTGTTTTCGGGCGGCACCATGGACATTCCATTCTCTTAAATCTTCCGGCAAACTGAACTCGATTGAGAGGCGTGGTTTCGTGTACCGATCTCGAACATCGCTCACGAGAAGCCGAAGGAACGAAAGGCCGCCAGCTGCCGCTCCAAGCGCCGTAAACAAATCCTTCGTCGAGTCAGAAAACATGCTGATTTGAGGCCCGAAGCATATTCTTCAGCCATCATTGTGTAAAGCTTCCTTACGCGCACGCTGAGGCGGAACGATGAAGGAGCTGCTTGAAGCGAATGCGCGAAGGCCCTTAGAATTTGGGAAAGAGTCTAGGAATAGCTCAATAAGCGATCCCCTTGTACCTGGGTTTCCACTGAGATTGTTCGCGTTTGGGTTCAGCGAAGTAAGGCTCATCCAGCAGGATATATGCCAAGCAGTCCACTAGGTGGCGCCGCTTCTCCTGAGCCTTTTCGGGAGGGTCCTTGTCCACCACGTTCCCTCGCCATTCGGCAAATCGCAGGTGGCTGATTTGCCAAACCAGCTCGTCGTTGCCTTTCATGAACGTGAGCAGCGGCTCTAGTTTCTGTTCGTCGCCGACGATGACCGGCGTGGGCTTGAGCGCCGCATTGATTAATTCGAATCCGCTGAGGTCCCTGTTTTTTTTCGCAGGCTCGAAATAGAGGCCAGCGGCTTCGTAGGCGTCGAAGTAGCTGTGCTCCTCGTCGGCATTCATTCCCTTGCCTGCAGAGTCCATGACGCGCCTGTACTTGTGGGGCCCGAGATACTTCTCGATCAGGGCCACTTTCTCTGTGTACCACGCCACAGTGGCGTGGAAATCGTTCCGGACCGCGTCTTGAGGCCAAAACGAGAATGGCACGACCATTTCGCCCTCGCGATTGATCCCTAGCCAAAGGAAAGCATGCGGCGTCCGCGGGTGGGGATCGCACGCCATCCAGATCGTCCAGGCGTCCGGCTCCATTTTGAATAGCTCGACCACATGGGTAGTCTCTTCGAACTCAGGAAAAACGCGCTGGCCACCGAGTGCGCCATAGTCAATTTCGAATTCCTTCCGCCAGCGCGCATCGCTCATTCCGGTCTTTGCTTGTTCGAGCCAACGGCGGCCGGTTTCCGTGGCCGGATCTTTGTCGGGATCGGCAGAGTAGTGCAGGCGCATGATGTCGTAACCGATCGAAGTAGTTCGCGTCGATACTCCCTTGATCATTTCACGCGGTCCTCAACAAGCTCTTCGAAGTAGCCAGGCTCAGCCGAACTGACGATGTCCAACCGGCCGCCGCCTTTCAGCATCGGCTGAGCAGCACCCACCGAGGCCTCCAAGTCAACTTGGAACCCGCCTTCGTCAATGAACAGACCGGAACCAGTGTGCTGGCGAATCACATCGCCGCCTTGAGGGATGCCCCAGATTTCGGAATACGGGAGCGCTTTGTTGCCGGACCGGAAGAAACGGAGATGGCAGTACGAATATTCTGCCCGATGCGCGTTTCTCAGAAATGCCGGCTGGTTTTCGTAAATGGTTAAGCAGCGCTGGATCAGCCGATCCGAGTCCTCCTCCTTCTTCGATTGAATGAAGTGCAGCCGGTTGGTGTGGAACTGCGCGTCGTGTGTGTAGAGCGCGCAGAGGGTCCAGGTGACCATCATCTGCCGGGATTTCTCGTAGAGGTTCATGCGGTGCTTCAGAAAGAACCGTACGATTTCGCGCAGGTATTTCTTATCGGGGAACGGCTTCGCGGCAACATCGGGATCGTGCTCGTCTCGCGTGCGGGCGTACTTGAACAGCCAATATTCCGGGTCCTCAGAACAGTGGCGTCGCTCAAGCTCGTCTGCTATTCGGAGTGCATCAATTAGGGCGGCTCGATCCGATGGCTTGCAGTCGTTCCCGGAGTTGGGATTCAAGCTCGCCTCGGTCGGCCTTGGCGTATTCATCGTGGACATAGACATCCCCGCGCGTGCGGCTCCGTTCCTCATACGTACCCGAACCTTTCACAACGTTGATGGCGGCTTCCAGTGCGTTCCTGGGTACTCCGTCGGCCTGAAGCCCCTGCTCAAGAGCTGCTTCGATCACCTGAAGGGCCTTCGGTACAAGTTCAACGAGCCGACTCCGGCCTTGGGCCACTGCCTCCTCGATCTGGCTTTCGGAAAGGATGCGGTCCACGGTTTTACGGTCAATGTCCAAATCCCGCGCAATCTTTCTCTTAGAGTCTCCCTGAAGCCTTTGGGAGATGACGGCTTGCTGCACCTGCGGTGCTTTCGTATTGGCCCCTTTTGGCCCCTTAGCTTTGGCTGTCATTGAACTCTTCCCGGTTTGGGGCGCCGTCGTAATGGAAGTGGAGGCGGTTCGGCACCGACTCGCTTCCTCTCCTCCGCCTGCTTCCTGCCGCTTTCTTCGAGGCGCTGCCTTAAGCTCACAGATTGACCGAGACCGTGGCGAAATAGCTCCCCGTCGAAGGCATGGGAGTTCAGCCCCTCAAGGATCAACTGTGATTCTTCTGGCCCTCCCGTACACTCTGATTCACGAGCGATCGCGACGATGCCGGCCTTAGCAATAAGCGAATGAAGAAATCGCTTACCCGTCCACTCCGAACAATATGTCGGTGAGAGAAATTCGGCTTCAAAGAGCTTGGTGGGCCACGAGAAAGTTTGCCCATGGCAACTACAGGCGAAGCAGTCCAGGTCGATGCTCAATAGAGCTTTCGGAAGTCCATCCTCAAAGTGAAAGCCGCCTTTCTGTGTCCACCCGAGAATTTTCCAAATAGGCTCAAACTCCCTTGCCCAATCAGAGAGTTCCCCCTTGAACGAAAGCGCTGCTTTTGGAAGGCTGACTATCTTGATGCTATGCGGTTTCCCAGTCGCTTTGTCTGTGTAAAGCTGTGAAGAGTCCCGGCGGCCGCCACGCTCCCATCCCCCGAATATCACAGCATCACCGAAAATGCCCAACTCCATTCCCGCTTTCACCCAGTCGTCGTCTAAGGGGCGGAGATGCCGAGATAATTCTGGCGCTACGGCTGTTGACTGTCTTGGCGGTGCTTGGCACAGATCAATAAGGGCTCGCAAACTGATGTTCGGATCGAGTAATCCCGGTGTGCAGTCCGGCTTGACTCCATCATCGTGTTGGTCGAAGACGGTTAGCGTGCATGGCTTCGGTAGCAGCTTTTTCTCTTGTGCAAAGTAGGCTATTGGCAACAGCCAACGGTGATCCTCGTGGACGATCACTGGAACGTCGTCCAAGGAGGTCTGTACGGGATTCTCTGTGGCTGGAAGCATTGCGAATAATTCGCTGAAATCAGTCTTATCTATGCGCTTGGCCTTCCTCTTGATCACTGCCGCCCGCTCGCTTTCAGTTCTGTGCCCACGATTAAGTACTTCTGCTCCTTGCCGTTTTCGAGGCTCACGAACGCACGGTCCTTCTCGATGCGAAAGGCAACGGCACTTCCAACTGACATTGCTGGCTTTCCCTCCAACTCATAGATCATTGTTTCGGTTTCGATGCGCGCCACAGGAATGTGACGGCGCACCGAGTTGCCGCCCTGAACTCGCCCGTATGGTCCTCCGTAAGGGTTCGTGCGGACTGGCAGCGTCGCGGAATATGAATCTAGGCGCGTTGCCACGACTGCGCCATGCTCGGGGTAGGTTTTAGGAATCTTGTCGTTCGGCCATGCGATCGAGGCGATGAAGGTGAACACCAACAGGAATGTGACTCGAGCGGTGGGGGCTCTCATCTTGAATCTCCTTTCTGAGCGGCGATCATACCCGACGGACTTACTCCAAAGTTGGAGTAACTACTGCAACCCTGTCGGGCTGGTTATGCTCAACTGGCTCGGCGGCTCGTAAGGGATGCCGGTCGATTTCGCAGCCTTCTCTTCATTTCGGTGCTTCACCACCCTCGCAACCATCTGCTCGCGGGCGAATTGTTCCGCTTGCCGCGTGGCCTCCTGGACCTCCTCCACCTTCTGATCGTCCTGCAGATCCTGGTAACCATGACTGGCAAACATCCGTTCGAGGATCATGCGAAGCAGCGAACCGCGCATGCGCTGATACTCGGCTTGTTCTGGGCGCGAGAGTTCGATCTTCTGGTTTCCGACTGTGAGAGCCCGGGCCGCGAATCCAATGTTTCGCAATCCGACGCCATGCAATCTCGCGAGCTCTGTGTCGACGCTCGATTCTGGAGCGGCTTTACTGATCGGCATGGGTGCCAGCGCCGCCAGTCCAGAACTACCGCTCTTTACCTCACGGCCTAGGGCATCGAGGCGCGGTGGGACGGTTTTGCTCAAGATGGGAATGCCAGACGCGATGTGCTCGTACATGCCCTGGGGATTGCGGATCTTCGGATCGAGCGCCTGCTCTGCCGTGCGCAAAGCACCTGAGAACGGCACGAAGCCCTCGGCGATATCGGTACTGAATCTCTCGCCATAGCGCTCCGGCTCCTCGAGTGCGTTCAGCATGTTCGACATACCTTGAAAAAAGGACTGTTCGACGAAGGCTTTGCCGAGCAGCGCTGCAACTTGTGAAATTTTCTCCGAGGTGGGCGCTTTGTTGTCCTCACGGAATGAATCATGGAATCCAGCCACGGCTGCCGTGAGTAGTGCCAGCGCGCCTGTGCCGCGCAGGTAGTTCACCCAGTGATTACCGATCTTGATGCTATACGGTTCGTTGCCAGCTGAGTACCACGCGTCTCGGTCGTTGGCATTCTTCGGTGCCGCTCCGGTTAGTTTTCCCTCAGCTGCGGCTGCGGCCAGCGCAGCCATGATCAGCGAACCGACGAGTGCCTGTCCGAGGATGTTCGAGGATTCGGGCTTCCCACGGGCCGAACTTCGAGCCGCACGTACAGCTCCTAATGGCGAGAACCGTACCGAAGTCTTAGCGATGTTCCACGGCACCTGAATGAACGGAATAACAAACGCGAACGGTTGCACTCCGCCTACCACAGGAAAATCCTTAGGCACGGCGAGTTCGCGGAGTCGAATGGCCATTCTGGCGAGAGCATCCGGCCTTTCTGTGAAAGTCTGAATGGCCGCATCTTTCATGGCTTGGGCCATTATTGCTTCGCTCGGATCGTCGATTAGTTGCGCCGCTCGCTGAGCCAGCGCTGCCCCCTTGGCGCCCTCTTTTATTGCCTGACGCACGGCTTGCCCTTTGATGGAGCCCCGCAAAATCATGGTCTTCATCATCGTCGTGGCTGCCGAGAGCATCCTGCCCGGGTAGTTCAGCGGATTCTTTGTCCCACCCGGCAGTTCGTAACGTCTCGGAGCTTCCAACACTTCTGCCTGTTCCGGTGAGAAGCCATTGGCGATTGCGTAAGCGGCATTTCGAGCTCCTTCCGGAAGAGCGCGGATCATCGCCGCTGTCTCAGCCATTGCGTCACGGAAATAGAACTCTCGCGTGCGCCCTTGGAGTTTGCTGACAGGGATGTCGACGCCGGCGCGGGCAAACCGTGCGGCGGTCTGCATCCCCATGCTCACCAAATCGCCCAGCGCTTTACGTTCGAACGCGTGGGGCGTGGAGAGGATGTTCGCCATCCAATAGGCGCGCAGTTTGTCGTAAGAATCGAATCGCGTGGCGTTGCGCAGGAACTTGTAGTAGCCGGCGCGGTCGTCCTCCGGAATTTCCGAAAGCAACCGCAACTCCTCTTCCGTGAGTTCACGCCCCCCGAGCTGCTCAAGGACGCGTTCGATATTTGATCGATCTCTACTGCGCAGAGCCCCAGCGATGATTTTCTGTTGCTGAAGGGCCCGGCCGGCTTCCGCTACTGCCCCACTCACGGATTTCTGGACGGCTGCCAACTTGTGTTGGGCTTCCCATAGGCGCAAGAGATTCTCAGAGCTATCGCTCTCCCTCGCGGCGGCGGCGGCTTTGCGGACTTCATCCCCGAGCGATAGCAGGGCCATGCGTGCCGCCAGGAGTTCCTCAGGATTCAGCGCACGCCCCTTAGGGAGTTTGGAAATCTTGTCGACGTCGAGACCAACCTCTGCAGCCATCTCCCGAAGCTGTGCATTGGAAATCTTGCCGCGGCGTTGTTCGTTAATCTCAGCAGCGCGGTCTTTGGCGATTTGGCGGATCTCGTCGAGAACTTCGTCGGGCGCATTCAGCTTATCGAGACGGATGTTGATGGCACGCTCGCCCGGGCGTGCTCCGCGGTTGAGTGTGGTGCGCTCAACTCCAACATTGGAGTGGGACGGTGCTTCAAACGGTATCCCGGTTTCGGAGATTTCCTCTGGCGCAGGCTCAGGTTCCGATGGTGCTTCCTCTTTGCCCAGCACGGTACGGATTGCTCGTGCGAGTTGATCGTAAAGCCCCTGCAATCCCAAGAAACTCAGCGGCACTCCACCTTCCTCGTCTTTAAGACCAGATGGTTCGTTCGCTTCGCCCACATCCTTGACCTTGAGCTGATCGTCGATCTCGCGTTGCCTTGCGAGCAGCGTGTTTAGTTCTTTCTGGCGAGCGAAGGGCTTATCGGCTTCCTGCTTACGCTCGGCCAATTCTTTTTCCAGGTTCTCAAGGCTCAGTTGGCGCGCTTCGATGTAGTCAGGAATCCGGCGTATCCCGGATTCCAAACTCTGGACCGTGCCCAACGGATTCTCGTAGTTGGGCGAGAAATCATAGCTACGCGCTCCCGCCAACCGCCCGCCGGAGGACCCTGCGAAAACCGTGAACGGTCCAAATTTACCGATCCTAACCGGCGTGTCTTGCCCACCGTTCTGCTTCAGGAGTTCGTTCAGCGTCGCGCCGGCTTCTTTGCGGTCGCTGTAACCTTTGCCGTCCAGCGTGATCGCAAACTGCTCGGGCAGATCCGCGGCGCTCTTTTGGTCACGCTTATAAAGCGAAATCGCATCCTTCTGTCCCTGAATGCGCGTCGGCAAGCCTCCGATCTCGCGGCGATTATTGAACTGCTGAACGTCGTGGGCGTGTGCAAGTTTCTGAAGTTTGGCGACGTCCAGGTCAGTTCTAATCTTCTCCATCACCAACGGGTTTCCAGTGGCCAAGGCTTTTGCTTCGGCGTAGCTCAGTGAGCGTCCATCCACATCCTCAATTTCCCGGGCATCGGTCTGGTTATGCATGGCCTGGGTGATGAAATTGTTCTTGTTCTGGAGGAGTTGCCACATGTAGGCGTCGAACGTGCGCTTGGTCACGTAGCGATGGATTTCCACCTCGGGATTGGTATTGCCCTGGCGAAGAATGCGTCCCTCACGTTGCTCGATATCGGACGGCCGCCACGGCGCGTCGACGTGATGCAAAGCAAACAGGCGCTTCTGAATGTTGGTCCCGACGCCAACCTTCTCAGTCGAACCGAGCAGGATTCGGACGTTCCCATCGTTCATGTCGTCAAAGAGGCCTTGTTTCGCAGCGTCCTTCTCGAAGCTATGGATGAACTGGATTTCGTCCGCGGGAATGCCGTGCCCCACGAGTTTGTTCTTGATGTCCTGATATGCATTGAACGTGCCGGGCGTCTTCGTGGGAACGCCCATGTCGAGCATCAAAAGTTGCGTGCCCTTCTTCTCATTCTGCTCGTGGTAGATGCGCGCGACGTTTCGAACAACCTGGTTGAGCTTGCTATCTGGATCGTCAGCCGCGCCGGAATCCACCATGCGCATGTCCAGGGCGGCCTTGCGCCCGTCGGTGGTCACCTTCAGCATGTTGTCTTCGTCGGGCGACACCTCGCGTTTGCGAATGGCTTCCGCGCGCTTTCCGAGTTCCTGGATGAAGTTCTCCTGAGCCTCGCTGGGTTCGATCTCATTGACCTTGGGCTTCCCGCCGCTCATTTTTGGTTTGGGAAGCTTCAGTTCTTCCTGGGAGTGCATCGCGCCGGTGTTACGGAACAGCGTGATGAGCTCCGGAAGGTTGGAGAACTTGGCGAAGCGCGCGTGCACGCGCATCTTCGTTGGGTCTTCTGGACGAACTTCGAGGTTCTGAACGATTTCCCCGAACTGCGCCGCCCACGCGTCGAAGTGCTGGAGCCCTAACTCTCTCAGGCGGCCATCGTCGAGGTACCGCATCATGTTCCACATTTCGGCCATGGTGTTGCTGATGGGCGTGCCCGTGGCGAAGACCAAGCCCTTGCCGTTATTCAGTCGCGAGATGTACTGGGACTTGAGCTGCATGTCCAGCGCTCGGTTGGAATCGCTCCGCGGCACTCCCGGCACGCGGCCCATCTTGGTAGGGAAGAAGAGGCTCTTGAACGCGTGCGCTTCGTCTACGAGCAGGCCGTCGATACCAAGATCCTCCAGGGTGATCGTCCGGTCTTTTTGGTCCTCAGCGTGGCGGCGAGCGATGCGCTCCTCGAGACGTTTCAGAGACTTCTCGATCTCTTTGACGGTCTGGCCTTTCTTCCCTTCGGCTTGTCGTAGTTCGTCCAGATAGGCGTGCAACGCGTCGACCTGCTCGTTCATGAAGGCATCGAACGTTTCGTCGCTCACGCCGATCTTTCCGAAGGAGTTGTGACCCATCACAACGGCGTCCCAGTCGCCAGTAGCGATGCGCGAGGAAAACTCTTTTCGATTCTCGGCCGAGAAGTCTTCCTTAGTGGCGATCAGCGCATTCGAACCGGGATAGAGCCTGCGGAAGTCGTAACCCCACTGCTCGACCATATGGTTGGGCACAACGATCATCGGCTTGCGGGCGAGTCCCAAGCGCCGCCATTCCATCGCTGTTGCCGCCATGATGAACGTCTTGCCGGCGCCGACTGGCTCATAAAGGCCCAAGTTGCCGCCGCTGATGGCGCGCCAGATGTCGCCTTTCTGGATTGGCGTCAGTTTTATCTCTGCTGACATGCCTGGCAGGGTAAGGTGGGAACCGTCGTATTCCCGATTGCGCCAATTGTTCATCCGCTCGTTGTAGAGACGCGAGAGCCTCGCACCGCGTTCAGGCTCGAGCAGCAGGTAATTCTTGAACTCTTTGTGCAGCTCCTCAGCTTTTTCCTTTGCGGCCAGCGTTTCGGATTCGTTGATGACGCGGGTGTCGTCAGGCCCTTTGTCGTAGATAACCGGGGCCCTCTGGTTGAGCGCCAGGTCAATGAGGTCGACCGGATTCACCCGCGCGGTCCCCCACCGTTGCTGCGCGCCGGCGTAGCGCCCGACGGGAGCAAATGCTGAGACCGTCCACAAGCCTTCAGATTCAACGTGTCTGACCGTTACGTCGGCGTGCGGATCTCCGAGAATGTGCCGCACGAATCCCTCAACTTCGTCCGCGGGAACCCATGGGGCACCGAGTCGTGCTCCAATTTCTCCTGGTGTCAAATCTTTGGGTTGGACTCTTTCAAGCGCCTCGACATTCTCCCTGAACGCGGGATCGGCCTCGACCGCTGATTGCGCTTCAGCCAACTTCTTCCGCACGTTTCCAGAGAGATAGCTGTCTGAGGTTTCCCAGTGGCCTTCAGGGCTGTGGAAGACCAACCCATCGGCGCGCAGATCGTCTTGCAACTCCTCCTGAGTTCGCCCGGTGATCTGCGCCATGTGATCAAAGTCGAGGCGCCCCTTCTCGGCGAGCGAGACCAGCATGGCCTCTTTGGCCGTCTCGACGTGCTCTACGGGCTTCCGTGGCGCTACCGTGCGCTTGGTGAAGATGTCGGCTTTGGCAGCCTTCTTTTCCTTGGGATCGTAATCCTCGAGCGCCAGCAAAAATGGCAGATCAGGGTCCTGCGGCATAGCGCGGAGGTTCGCTCGGCTATGCAGATATCCATGCTTTTGAACGAAGCCGTCGTAGAACCGATTCAGGCGTCCGCGCAGGTCCGACAATTCTCTGGTTGGCCGATCGTTCAATTCTGCGGTTAGCAGTTCGCGCTCAGCATCGCGCAGCCGTAGCATGTCCTTCAGGCGCGGATAGGCTGATTTCGGAAAACCGCTTTCGAGCTGCAGCGTTTCCCCAGCCCGGCGATAGACCTTGCCGCTTTTGATCTTCAGTCCACCGGGCTTCGTGTCGCCGTATTCCGGTATCCCTTCGGCAGCGGCCTCAATCGTGGCTGCCTCCGGAGTGGGCGCTGCTCCCATGATCTTCTCGGGAAGTTTCGCGATTGCTTTCGCGAGTTCTGCGGCCAGATCCTGGCCGGGACGCGGAATCAGCGCCGGTTCACCACTGCTGTACATCGTGCCGGCGCGCTCCATCTTGCCGAGCATCATTTCGGGATGGGCGATGAAATACTCGTTGAGCGGCAGCTCCTTGCCCTTCGAGTCCTTGATCGTTCCAACGTCGAGGAACTTCTCGCCGCTAGGTTTCTCGTCCTCGGCACGCTTTCGGAAAAACAGGACGTCCGTGGTGACTTCAGTTCCAGCGTTTCCTTTGAAGGCATTATTGGGCAGGCGAATGGCGCCCACGAGGTCGGCGCGATCAGCAAAGAGCTTTCGCGCCTTGTCCGAAGACGAATCCAGTGTGTACGAACTGGTGATGAGAGCGGCGACGCCGTTGGGACGCAACTTGTCGAGCGTTTTTAGAATGAAATAATTGTGGATGTTCAGCCGATGCGCTGCGTAGTCGGGATCGTGAACTTTGTAATCACCGAAGGGAACGTTCCCAACAGCGAGGTCGAAAAAGCCGTTGGGAATGCGGAACTTCTCGAAGCCCTGGATGCGAACGTCGGCGGTTTGATAAAGCTGCTTGAGGATTCGCCCGGTTAGGTTATCGAGTTCGATCGCGGTGCGACGCGCCGGGAAATCATCCGGCATGAGCCCGAGGAAATGGCCAACGCCTGCGGATGGCTCCAAAAGACGCCCCTCGGAGAAACCGAGACGGCGAACCGCATCCCATATTCCGCGAACGACTGGAAGGGAAGTGTAGTGAGCATTGGGGGTAGAAGCGCGTGCCGCTTCGTATTCCTCGTCAGTGAGCAGGTCTTTGAGTTCTTGGTATTCGTCGCCCCACTTCCGGGAGTAAGGGTCGCTGAAAACTTGCGAGAGACCGCCCCAGCCAACATATTTGACGAGTTTCGATTGCTCTTCCGGTGTGGCCTGTCGCCCGTCTAGCTCGATTTGCTTGAGAGTTCGGATGGCAGCGACGTTGTCGGCATACTTTGTGCGCTCGCCACCTTCTCCGATTTGGTCGGCGTCCGTGATGCGGTAGTCATTTCCGGCTGTTGCAGCGGGGGAGATGCGCTGTCCTCGCCCAGTTTCGGCACGTCCTCCTCGCTCGGCAGAAACAGGTACTTTTCCCTCACCAACTCCCAAGCTTGGTCGTAATTCATTCCCTCGCTCAGGAGTTCGTCCAATTCGTCCTGTGTCTGCTGTGCCGCCTTCTCCGCCCTCTGGTCGAGCAGGCCCTTCTCCTGAAGCTCGCGATGTAGCTTCGGACGGTACTTCTTCCAGTGCTCTTTCGCCTGAATCGCCCAAGGACTCAATTGCGGGCTCATAGGTTGGTTCCTCTCCTTCTGGGAGTGTAGCACTCTCTGGTTCCTTGCTGGGCGGAGTCGTGGGCATGCGCGACTCAAACGCGGCCGCTCGGCCCAGCGGTTCGAACGGCAGACTTGTAGCAGCTTGGCCCCGTGGCCTTTCAATGTTTGCGCTGGGAGGTTCCTCGGGAAGCCCGACACCCACCGGTCCGATCGCAACAGTTTTTGCCGATTTAGCAAGTCGAGACGGCAAGACAAACTCCGCACCCGGTGCCGCACCGACGCTCTGCTCATATTTGTCGAGGTCTTCGGATAGAACATCTACATAGGTGATCTGGCCTCCGTAGGCTTTTTGGAAGGGAAGCGCTATGCCGGGCAGATCATTTGTAAACTGCGGATTGCGCCCTTCTTCTCCGGCGCGATTGCCACGCCATAACCGCGTGTAGCCCTCAGGCACTGCAGGCAACGTTCGCGCAATATCTCTGGCCTGACGACGGAATTCTACGATTGGTGGTTCAGGAACACGATCTGCTTCGGTGAACCCGCCGGGAGGGGCGTTCTCTAAAGCTGTGTGAGCGGATTCTCCTGCTTCTGGTTCGGCGGCCCAAGTTCTTTCCAGCCCATCTACCGCTTCCGAAAGTTCAGCGTGCGTTGACGGATCGGCGACATTCTCGTCGACGTAATCCCTGAGCTCGTTGAACTCGTACTTGCCGGATGCCAGTTTTTCGAATACCTGCGCCAATCCAGGATTAACTTCACGTACTTCGTCCGCTTTCGCGCGCGCGTCTTCGCCGAGTGCGCCAACTTCATCCCCCGGCGCGAATGACGGCAGGGTGGCGCGGTGTTGCTCTCGAATCCGCGCCGCCTCGTCGCTACGTTCGCCACGGAGACCTGCTTCGACGTTAGCAGCGGCCGCTTGGCGCCGGCGGATAGCGTTTACATCTTCCGCTCTTACTGGTCGCCCGAGTTCATGTTCGAGATCCGCGACTTCTTGAGGATTGATCGGCTGCGGTTCAGGTAGTCCAACATTAGACCGCGGCGCCGCAATCCCTTTAGTTGTAGTGACTTGCGGTTCAGTCACTCCAACATTGGAGTGCGGCTCTGTAACCTCTTGACCCTCAGCGGTTTGCGGAGGCTCGTTCGCCAGTTGCTCTTTGATGCGCGATGCCATGTCGTACCCAACACGCAAGCGCCGTTGAATCGCTATCGTTGAATTGCGCTCACGGTCGTCAAGCGCTCTCGCTTTGTCCAAAAGTTCGGCAGGAATTTCTTGAGTGGAGGCACCAACCGCTTCCTCGCCAACTGCCTGCGATGGTTCTTCTCGTCGGACGCCGCGGATTTCTGCGGCCGCATTCTCCAAATCTGTGGCGAGCTTTTCTTCTGGCGGCGCATTGGGCGAAATTGTTTTGCGCTCCGGTAGTTTCGGCTCTTCGACAGCTTCGCCCGGGCGCTTGGCATTGCGGATTGCCTCTAACGACTGGTCGAGCGGGAACTCAGGTTCAGTCCCTTCGCGTTCCGGGACTTGTTGTCCAGGGGCCGTGGCTCGCGCTGCGGGCGCCTCTGGCGATGCGCTTGACGTTTCCGGTACGTTGGGCGTCGGAGTCTCAGCGGATTCTGCAGGCGCTTCTTCTGGCTCGCCAGCGACCAACTGGCGCGTTGCTTCAACCGGCTCAGCTTCAGGCGTCGTTGCCGGTGATCGACGAGCCGCCTCGCGTGCTGTTGACCGCGCCTCGATTCCGGCACTGACCCGCGCGACGCCTGCGTAAATATTGCGGACGCCTTCCGCAGTAAAAATTCCATTCGGTATCGCCTCACCCAGGAGTTCAGCGGCGGTCTGCCAGTCGCCTTGATCGATCGCTTTCTTCAGTCCCTTCACGTCCCCATAAAGCCCCTGCGCCATCTGGTACGTGAAGTAGGGATTGATGGCTGCATGAATCGCCGCGAGCGGCTTGGCCCGGGCTGCAATCTTTTCGGCCTTGGCCAGCGCTTCCCCCGACCTCGCCCAATCTTCCGCTTCCGCCGCCGTCTCTGCGGCTTCGTACAATCCGCTCGATTGTCGCGCCAGGTTCCCAAGGACTCCGCCCATGCCTTCCATCGAGGCGAGTAGCGCCAGGTTATCGGGACTCAAAAGCCCCGATGCGCCGCTGAGTACGCCGCGTTCGATTGCAGGCGCGATACCCGTTGCAGATGGCGAGATGGCCGCTTCGAGAGCCAGCGGCCGTTCACCGGTGCCCCGCGCGACCCTTGCGGCAAGGTCGGGACGCATTCCTGTGGCACCGTGCAGCACGCCGGCCTCAACTTGCTGGCCGAATGTCGGCGGTCCGGTCGGGATCTGCGGGCCCAGCATCGTGTTCGGCGTCGTTGTAGACGCGACCACAATGCGCGAGAGCGGATCGAGCCTTTCCAGGCGCTGCTTTTCTTCTTCCGACTGCTCAGCCGCCTCGCGTTCCGAATAAGCTTCACCCTCTAATTCTTCTTCAACGGGCTCGGGGGGTATGGGCTGTCCGAAAGGTCCGCGCACCAAATGCGGAGGAGGCGGTGCGGTGGTGGGCGGCTCAAAGGGAATCATCGACCGACCGACTCCTTCGCCCATGCGGGTAACCCGCGCGGGAGTTTCGGGCGATATCGCTTGGTCTAATGTTGGACCAGCCGTGGTGCTGGGCGTGACGTGAGCGCGCGCTGCTTTCTCTGCTTCTGATTCGGCCGACTTTGCATTGCGGATGGCGCTGAGCATTTCGCTCAGCGATGGTTGGCGCTCGTCGGAAGGCGACAGTTCTTCGTCTTCAGGCTCTGCGACGGTGGCTCCTCCTCCACCATGGCCCGCGCTGCGGATGGCTCGGAGCCACCCCTGTAGGTCGTTATCGTCCGCCATTTTTGCCGGTGGCAGTAGCGAGATCGCTGGGAGTTATCCCGTACTTGTCGAGGACGCTTTTCTTCTGGCCGGGCCTTTTTATTTCGCGAATCCGCTGTCTTACAAACTGCTTCACGCCATCGGGAATCTGCGCTTTGGTAATGCGATCAATAGCCTTGTCTGCGTCTCCGTTTTCGGACTTCAGGGCTTCCTGGGCCATCGCCTCGACGTCTTCAGGTTTGGGTTTCGTGACGACGTTTTTCGGCTTGGGTTGACGCGTGGCTTCGTGCGGCACATTGATAACCTGTCCGTAGGTTTTGCTTCTGGAATTCATGTCGCGGTACTGCGTCGTCTGCACGCCTTTTTCGTCCGTAACCACTTCCGCTCGCGGCTTAGGATCGGTATCGACTTCCTTGCCGCGACGATGAAGCACATTTCCGGCACCGCCGACTGCTCCCATTCCCCTGGCCATCGGTGACTGGCCCGTTGCTACGATCGAAGGACCCTCGCTCATATAAGGAAGAGCGCCGGTCACTCCGACATTGGACCGCTCTTCGCCTTCTAATGGCTCTTCTTCATCGGTCAGTGCTGAAACCGGCCGCTGTCCTGTCGCAGTTGAAGGGTTCCTCAATGGCTTAACATCGCCCGTTTCCAAGTTCACGCGCATCAAGCCTTGATCGGTGTCTTGGACAGACCACTTTTCCGACTCCGGCACGAGTTGGCCGGTGGACTCCAGCTTTCCAGTCTTAGGATTACGCTGCATGTACACGAGCTTGCCGTTAGTGGGGCTCTGAGGCTCGCTGTCGATGCCCTTCACCAATGTTCCCTCGGTAAAGGTAGGTCGATTCATTTCGTAGTTCGCAGTGGCATCGGCGCGGCGTGCGTTGGCTTGGCGCTCTTGCTGTTGGCTGACGCGATCGGCGTTGAGAATCTGGTTTTGCTTTGCCTCCATCTGCTGCCGGCGAAGGGTATTGAAGAAATCCTCTGAGTTCCGGAAGCCGGCTCCGGGCTGGTGGGAATTGGAGGTCGCGCCAATGCCAGCCCCGATCAGTATGGGCATGGCGATTTTCGCGAATTGGCCGAGCGGGGTCGGGCGCCGGATGTTGTAGAGCGGCGCGGAGGTTTCTGGGCTTTCTAGGTCCGAAGGATCAGAGATGGCGCTGTTACGGCGAAGCGGTGCTTCGTCTTGGTTTCCCGATTGCGTGCCGTCATCCCATGGATTAGAGAGGGTTGGATTGGATAGCCTCCTGCGCATCCCCATGCCGGATTCGTTATCTCCACCGACAATGTGATCTCCCGGATTGATTTCATCCGCTCGTGCGGCCATGTCATGGAACAGGTGGCACAATTTTTTATCCTCGGGTGACTTACTGAATGGGTTTCTTTTTCGCGCTGGCGTCTTTTGCGGCCTCGTCAAGGGCGTCCAAACTCGCTTGCTTTTCCTCGACTTCGAAATCAAACGGAGCGACCAGCATGTCGGCGAAAGTTTCGAAGCGCCTCATGGGCGCGAGGTAATACGCCAGTCCACCTTCTTGCACCTGCCTGCGTTCCACGAGGCCTTCTTTGCAGAGACGGCTACGCCACAGCCTCAGCCTCCACTTGGAGATTTCGAGCCGTTCGGCGAGAGCTTCGTCAGATATCGCATGGCCACCACAAACACTTCCCCACGTGTCTGGCCCCCACCCTTCTGCACGACATGCGAGTACTTGGAAGAGATAGATCGCGAGCCCCACGCGCTTGTGCACATTGATTCGCTTTGACCAGCTTTCTGATGGGCGCGCTTTGTGAAGTGCTGAACATCGGGCAAAGAACAGATGAACCAGAGTGGAAATTCTGTGGCGTACTTTCCCAAACAACCGGCGCCGCAGAGCAGGTGTTTCTGGTGTTGCTCGATCGCGATCACGAAATTGCGAAATATGGTTGCTCATGCCCATTTTTCACCTCCCGCCGGCGAGGGCCACGGCCGGCATTTCGACGTTCTCTTCTGACCTCGCAGAAGTGGCTGGTCCGGGAACGCGCGTGACGGAACTGAAGAGCCACTGCTCATCGCACTGAAGGGCCTTAGCTATTCGTGCTTTGAGTGATGTGTCCGCGCGGCGCTGCTCGTGGATGATCATCGAAAGAAAGCTCGGCGTGATTTTCAAAACATCGATTGCGAGTTCATCTTGAGTGAACCCGCGTACAGAGATGGCAGTTTTAAGATTTGCTAACACTGGCCGAACTCCTCGCACTTTGTTGATTTCTTCACGACAGCGTCCTAAAAAAATCCCGCTGCTCCAATTCTCGGCGGGCTTTCCTTCTCCAAAAGACACACTACATTCGAATTTCTCTTGAGGAGAGGGTTACTCCAACGTTGGAAACAAGCGAGGTTTGCGGCGGCTAGCCAACCACGCCGAGTAACGCCTTCGTCCGGATGTTCCAGACGGCGTTTGCGAGGAAGTGCGAATTGTGGAGCTCATTCCAAGCGCGGATCACGGCGGTTGCGAGCTCGGTGTCGTTCGGATAGAGCATCGTCAGTTCGGCCGCGGACTGTGCCACGCTCAAGAGGCTGTACACCTGGGTATCCGCAGACACCCGCTGCTCGAACGTGTTCTTGATCTTGGCTTCGCTAAACATCTGGCGAAGCGGCGACCGGCCATCAAAAACGGCTTTCGACATGCTAGCGATGGGGCGGCCGTGAGCATAGGCACAGAGGTCCTGGTATTCGATATACAGCCGCTCAAGCATCTTCCGCTTGGTGCCAGCGGAGATCTCCGCAATCGCAACACCAGGTGTCGGAAACTGGGCGATGGGCTTCGGGAAGAATCCGGCCGGCGGAGTGGTGTGAAGCTCGCGATACTCGATGGTGAGCCGCTCCTCTTCCGTGATGCCCCACACCGACGCGAGCTTCAGCAGGCGCGAAAGCTCCAAAACATCCATCTCGGCGAACCGGGGAAGACTCTTCATCTCTTCCTGGACCAACAGATACCGGATGTACTGCCGCTTCCACGCCTCTCGGACGAACCTGTTCACGTTCTCCGGACTCTCGACTAACAGGCACACTGTATAGAGCCCTTCGAGTTGCAGTCGGGCGAGCACGAGCGCATCTACGGATTCCGGCATCTCGTCGCCCTGCTGCAGGAGGAGGCGGATGGAGCGATGCGTGGAGCGCATCGACCCAAAGAGATCGGTCAGCGAGTTCCTTTGCGTGGAGGTGTATCCGTTCGGCGGCGTCTCAAGCGCCTGCTCCGCGGACGCTACGCAGATGTTGATCAGCCCTTCCCACGTCGTTCCGCTTTTCGTGATCGTCGGGTCGATATCCGCCGTGTGAATGTACGCGACGGACTTGACTGTGCTAGGCATAGGCTCCTGCCTCCGACTTTGTTGTGGGCTTGATTCACTTCGGTGGTAATCACACCCCGTTAGTGTACCGATTCCTCAGAACGCGGACACAGCGGGATCAGAAGAGGAAAAAGCTAGAGAACTCCATCGACGCCGTGATCGTAGATGCTGTCGCAAAAACGCGAGAATCCGCTCCTCGCTCTCCACGCTCGCGGCTCTCCGATCCGTACGCCATCGGAGCGATGAACACCTGCTCTACTAGGTCTGGCCGGCTCATGCAGCGAGCTGGATGGAAAACTCGATATTGAGGCTAGACGTTGGGTGCAATTCCGTCCCCCGGCACCATCGATGCGCAATGGTGGAGCGCACCAAACCAAAAAAGAGCGCCCTGCCCGGGGGTGTGAGTCGGGCAGGGCTCATAGCAGTGAGGCAGTCTGCGAGCAATTCTTAGATCTTCGCGCTTCGTGTCATGGGTTTGTCAGTTTTCTGAAAATCAGCGGCCGCCTCGCCAGCAGAGGAGATATCCTGTGCGCCGGTGTGCTCCAAGATCTCCTTGGCCTTCTTGGTCCACTCGGAATTGTCGGAATGAACTGAGAGCAGGATACCGCCTTCTTTTACGCGCCCTTCATATCGTTTCGCTTCGTACTCAGGGATACCCATTCCAACCAGCGCTCCAGCAAGACCGCCGACAACGCCTCCCGCGCCTGCACCGGCAAGAGCTGCCATGATCGGACCGGCCGCAATGAAAGGACCGAGACCGGGAATGGCCAAAGCCCCTATGCCGACGAGCCAACCCAAGGTTCCCCCTATGACGGCGCCGGAAGTTGCACCGGTCGCGGCTCCTTCAGGAGCCTTAGTGTTCTTTTCGTGAGCAAAATCTTTAGTTCCCTGGTTCTCAGGAAA